AATCTTCTCAAGATGTTAATCTTTTCTGGTTTTGTAGTCGAATGTTCAGTGAATAGTCTTGTCGCGTATGCTAAATTAGAATTAAACACAGCTGTTTCATTTAATTTTTCTTTAAATGACACAAGTGCTTTTCTGTATTCAGTATTCTTTGATTTAAGACTTTGTACTTCTTCTTTAAGAAGTTGATAATTATGAGACATTTTTCTGGATGAATTTTTACCTTCACCTAATGTAAGATTTCTGTTATTAGTAAATGCTTTTCTTAGACCTCTACCTTCTTTACTTCCAAAACCATAAGTTCTTGAAGCTTCAGTATAATCTTTTTTAGCACTTCTTCTAATATCGCCTTTATTTCCGCCATACTTTGCTCTTTCAGTGTAATCTTTTTTAGCACTTCTTCTAAGGTCACCCTTATTACCTCCATATGGTTTATCTTCAGTGTAATCTCTTTTTGCACTACGTCTGAGGTCACCTTTATTACCACCGTATTTTGCTCTTTCGGTATAATCACGTTTGGCGCTTCTTCTAAGGTCTCCCTTATTTCCACCATACTCTTCGTCTTCCATCATTTCCTCGTCGTCTTCTGTTTCAGTAATATCACCCCCTTCCTCTTCATAATCCGCAAGAGCACTTGCTGATTCAGGGTCGTCTACACCAATAACATCATCATCCTCGTCGAGTTCGATTTCGTACATAATCTCGTCATCTTCACCTTCCATAGGTTCATCAACCATGTCATCAAATTCCATAGTTTCGTCTTCCATTTCGGTTAAATTAGATTTTCTGTTTTTCATAATTTTTTTGTTTTCTTCTAATTTTATTAAGTATTCATCATCACCGTCTTCTAAGGTAATTTCATTGTCGTCTTTTGTAACAACAATACCATCATCTTGTCCCATGGCTTTGAATACTTTTAGGACTTCTTCGTCAGATGCGGAGGTTAGGTCAAGAGGTGGCAGTTCTTCTGATTCAAAATCTTCTGTCTCGTCCTCGATGTCAAGTTCACCACCTAAATCTAATTCATCTTCAGTTTCAATATCATCAGATACTTCATCATCAGAGAATTCAATTTCAGTGTCAACTTCTTCTTCTTGTCCTTCTTGCTCTTTAAGGTAATCGTCTTCCTCAGTTAACGATTCTTTTACTAGTTCTTGAATTTCTTCCTTCATAGTTGAAGAAAGTATTTCTTTTGCATTAGACTTCATAGTATCTTCCAACTGTTCTGCCTCGAGCAACGCTTTTTCTACGATTGACTTACTCATATTATTCTTTGTTTAATAAATACTTTGTATTTTGTAAAAATCCTGTGTAATAATAACGTTAGATATAGTTTATTTCTCTAAAAACCTATCTAACCTATGCATTAAATCTAAGGATTTATTGCCGGCTCCATTATTTTCACTATGTGTTGCGGTTTCTAACACCTCATCATACTTGTCTGCGTCATCCGCATTTTTAAATAAATAAGAGCCGGGAGTAGACGGTGAAGATACCAAATCAAAACAGATAAGTTCGAAATCATCTTGTACTTCATTGTATTCTCCTGATTTTTTTAACGAACCAACCCCTCTAGATGAAATACCTAAAGTAACCCCTTGTCTTAAAAGATTTGCGGCTATATCCCCCATGCTAGATACAATCCCCTCTTTATGAAATCCTGGAGTGGTTAATAATTTTAATTTACCTATCAACCTATTTCCGTCCCAATAAGTTTCGGTGATAATATGTGATGTTCTTTCTAAATCAATTAATGAAGATTCTGGATGATTTAATTCAGAAATAGAACTTCCTCTTTTAATCACGTCTTGGTATCTTTCGTTTTCTCTTTTTAAAATCTTCTCGGGATATACTCTACCGTTTCTGTTAGGGGTGTCGTATTTTTGTAAACAACAGTACATTAAAACTTCACCGTCAAATGAAGTATTTTTAATTTCTTTTAAAATTTTTGTATTTTCTTTTGGGGAGATGTGTCCAGCGTCATATTCAATCAATATACCGTGTCCTATTTCTTTAGGTCCTAAAATCTTCATATTATACTTTTAATTATAAATACAAATAAGTAGATAAAAAAAACCTTAGAAATACTAAGGTTTAATTTTTAATATGTTTCTAAAAATATTACTCAATTGTACCATTTGATGTTACAGCAGTTATACCACCAGCATCATAGGTTCCGACACCACCTGCTGCTAGATTAAAAGCTCTTAATCTACCATAAGGGTAACTATCAGTTGTACCTGTCCAATTTATCCATCCTCCGATAGTTGGGTTTGTTGCCGGAACATCCCCTCCTGTTGAGCCTGAACCTTGTATATTAAAGAAGTTTAGAGTCGAAGCTGATGTCCATGCACTTATGTACCCATGACTTACAAATTCCCATTGACCGGGTGCACCGTCTCCAGCGTATCTTAACTGATGTGATTTACCTTGACAAATTCCGGTTCCGTCTCCATCATAAGTTCCATCTTCATATGTCCACATTGGTTGTCCGTTAAAATAACAACCTTGTTGTGTCATAACAAGTTCGTGCTCCGCTGCATTGTTAGCTGTATTCCATGTGTCTCCTGTTGAAAAGTGTAAAGTGATTTTATTGTAATTGTATATATCCACCTGGTCTGATGACAACATTCCGGATAAAGAAGGTGTTGACGGCGATTGATTAGGGTTTGTATTCCCAATTCCTGAATTATCATTATCTGTAAATCCCATATTTTTTTATTTTTTGATTTAATTTATTTCTATAGATAAATATAAGTGGTAAATAAAAAAGTCTGTTGTAAAAGACTATTTAATGGGTTTTAGTAGAATAAAAAGAGAAATGTTTATTAGAAGACTTTTCTTTGTTTATTAGAAGGCGTGTTTTTTCTTTAAGAGAGCTTACCAAATTTTTATCTTTTAGTCTTAGATGTGTCTTAGTGAAAAGTGTTATTTCACATTTCATAAAGGACCTTTTGGATAGATTAAGGCCACTACTTCTTAAATCTAGGTCAACTATAAGCTTAGGTTTGAATTGGGTAGTGTCCATAATCTCTGACATACCACTTTTTATAGATTTTTTAAAACTTTTTACTACACATTCCCAACATTTTGATTCATTTACTGGTTCGACCCAACTTGAGAATTGTATGTAAAGAGATTTTAAAGCTAAGGAATCTACAGTCCCAATATGGGATTTAAAAGTAGGGTCTACTATAATGGGTATTTTTTTACCAGTTTTCATACTAATTCTCTTTAGTAAAAATATAAGAACTAGTTGTTAAGAATTCAAATCTTCAGAGAATTGTTTTAACTGAAAAACTGACATTTTAGTAGGTTGCATTGTTAATACTTTATTTTTCGTTTCTACTAATTTTGCTTTTAAATTGTCGTCGGTATTTTCTTCACTAACTAAAGTATTAATTTTTTTGATGATATTATTTTTATTATCTTGAAACTCTTCTTTTAGTGTTTGTTTATTTAACCCTAGAACTTCCGAAATTAATGTTTTTTCCTTCTGGCTTAAAGAATTAAATTCTTTATTATAATTTTCTGATAAAGAGTGGGCTAATAGTTTTGGGGAAAGAGTAGTATTTAATTTGTCAATTGATTTTCTATTTTTTATGGATTCTATTAGTGTTTGTTTATGTTCAATTCTTTTCTTAATGTTTTTGGCCCCTGTCTTAAAAATTAAATAATCTAATGTGTCATAGAATATGTTCTCTTCTATTCTTATTATATTCTTTCTTTTTTCAAAAACTTTATCTAAAATATTACAAACATTTTTAATATTTTTTATTTTAGGTCGTAAATAAGATATAGTTTCTGTAATATAATTGTCCGCTATACTTTCTACAATAGTCGAATTTTCTACTTCATTATATAATGTAAAAAATTCTCTAAAATCTTTAGATAATTTCATCCCTCCCATTAAAACATGAAAATTTTCTTTAAATAATTCTTTGTTAGTGTAAGAATGTTCTAAAATAGAGTCTATGGATTTTTTGTAATAGCCAAATGGTTTCATAATAGTGTTTTATTAATAAATATTATTTTTCAACCAAATCGTCTATCTCCTTATTAATTTCATCAATTTGGGAATTTGCTTTCTTAGTCATTTCTGAAAAATCAGGTAGGTCTATTCCTTTATTTTCTAAAATTAAAGGTAAGTCTTTTTCTACTTTATAACTTTCCGCGGCTGCTTCTGGTGTGGGTTCAGTGCCACCTAATTCCTCAGCGGCTGGTACTGTTTCTTCTGGACCTGGTAGACCTTCTGCTCCTGTCGCGAATTCGTCACCTCCTTCACCAGCAGTTTCACCACCTTCTACTTCTGTTTTTTCTATATCTCCGTAAAGTTTGTCTATACTATTGAATACTCCTGTTTTCTTAATAATCTCTTCTGTTTTCTCAAGTTCTTTACCAATTGCTTTTTCGAACCGTTGTTGTTGTAAATCTAGTTTAATTTCTTCATCACTAAATCCAAGTACGTGTTTTTTTGCCCAAGTACTAGAAACTGGTGCAATACCATTTCCTGGGTCTCCTACAGCATCTTTATATAGTGTTATTTTACTTTGCCATTGTTCTATCCTTAATAGGTCAGCTTGAGTAGATGGGTTCGCGAGTCCCAGTGCAAAATTATCTAGTTCTTCTTCAAACCCTAAAATATATAAATGAATAATTGCAATCTTATTAAGTTCTTGAACCATAGATTTCTGAATTCTATTAATAGTTCTAGCAAATCTAATATCTAATAAAGCTAAATTTTTACCCTCACCAACTACTTCTTCAAACCCTAAAAAAGCTTTAGGTATTCTTAACGCGGCTAATAATTTTTTCTGAATATATTCTATATCGGCGATTTCACTTAAATTTGTCGCCCCCGGTAACGTTTCTATCGGCATCGGAGCTGCTGGGTCCCTTACAGGAACAAAGAAGTCTTGGTCTACAGCCATTTGATTGAATCTCAAATCTACATTACCATTGTCGGGGTCCACCACAGGGTCCCTTTTAAACTTATTAGCAACTTTTTGCACGTAAGCTTCGACATCTTTGTCGTCCATATTACCAACAAATATTTTAAATACTCTTCTTTCAGGAGCTCTAGATGTTCTATAAACCAACATTGCGTCCTCCGCTAATAAAAGTTGTTTCCAAATTCTTCTCGCTTTTTCTAACATAGATGTACCGTAAGGTAATCTTCTGTCGTCCCCTAATAATCTAAAATGAGCCATCTCCCAAGAATTAAATTCCATACTTTTGTCTTTCCAGTTGAATTTAAGTTTTCTGTCTTTTTGGTCGTCCAGTCCTTGCATGTTAGGAAAAGTACCTAGTTCTACCCTTTCGATTTCAATATTAGGTAATTGATTACAACCTATTATTCCTTTTTCTGGGTCAATTTTTAGATATACAAAATCATCCCCGTATTTGCATGTGTTCCTAGTCCACATGGGTAGGTTTGTGTTTATATCCAACACATTGTTAAATAGGTCTGCAAGAATAGATTTAATTCTAACAGATTCCGAATAAATAGTAAGGATAAACCCATCTTCAGAAGGGGTTGTAGATTCTTCAGCATAAATGTCTAATGCTGCAGAAATTTCAGGGGTAAATTCCATGGATTCATAATCATAATATGAAGCTAAACGAGTTGGTTCGTAATAAATGGATTTTGTATATAGTTCATTATCTACTTTTTCCCATTGTTTCCCTAAATACATTGTCTGTTGTGCTTGTAGTTTCTCTTGTTCAAATTCACTTTTTGATTGTGTCTTTAATAAGTCTTTACTACTTAGTTTGTATTGTTGGTATGTAGATTGTTGTACTCTAGGCCCATCAGGACCAAAAAGTTTGCCTAATCTTTGATATATTGTAAGTTTTTCTGCCATATTAAAATAATAACGATTATATTATAAATAGTGAATACCTCTATGTTTTTTTTACACCGAACAACCAACCGTATTCTTTATACATTTGTTTAGCGGATGCAGTATGTGTTATCTGGGGATTTAACACATCAGAATTAGCCATTCTTCTCAACTCAACAGGTCTCTCTTCTGGAGATTCTTCGTTTTTTACCCAACTATCTAACATAGCTCTAGTCATCTCATCTGCTTTATTTAGTTGTGTGAAGGAATTCTCACCAACATAGATAGCCATCGCCATAGCCATAATTAAATCATCATGTTTCCCCTTCATATGGTTAGGTCTTCCATTTACAAATACAAAAGTATATAATTCATTTAATAATCTATGTGATTTTACTATAAATCCGTGTCGTAAACCTTCTTCAAGGGATGAGACAATTTGGGTTCTTTTGTTGTTGAAGTTTATTCCAGGTATTTTTTCTAGTAGTTTAGGATTGTATTTCCATTTATCTGCCGAATTAGCTCCTTCAATGTAAAGGTCTCTGTACCCTAATTCTTGTAATTTTCGTGCGGTGGCTACACCCATTCCACCAGTTATATCAATTACAATATAAGCTTTATAAAGATTACCCCATTTAAATGCTAAGTCTGCTGCTAAATCCGGTGGAATTTTTCCCAAATATTCCATTACTTGCTTTCTTTCGTCAAAATCAATAACACAAATAGATGTAAAATCCTCAGAATCACCCCTAGAAACATCTATTCCCATAATATATTTGTGGTCTAATTGTGCCTCTTCCCACACCCATAGTTGTCCACTTGCATACTTTTCTTTAGGTTCTTCAACCATATTTTCTTTTATGTTATCTATAGTTTCTATTGGAATTACATTATCTCCGGAACCTAAAAAAGCACTTTCTAACTCCTGTGATATTTTTCTTCTATCAAATTTTAATTTTTTACACATATCTTCAAACCAAGAAGAGTATGGCTTATAACCCGCTCTAGTTAAATCCTTAAATTTATCTTGGTCTTTTTCTGTTAAATTTAGACTATCATCATAGTCCTCTCTATTTAAAAGATAGTGAACAATATCTTTAGTTTTTACCCAAACTAAATCTTTAGTGAATCTCGGGTCGTTTTCCCAGTGTAACTCAGATATAACAAAATCATTCATACCCTGTATTGATTGGTCATAAATCTCATAATAAATTTTATCATAACCGTTTGGGGTTGATATAACTATTACTTGACCTCCCGTGGATAAGGATGCCATACACGCTGCCCATAAATCATCTCCAGTTTCAATATATGCGGCTTCATCAAATATGAGTATCGTTGGTGTATACCCTCTCAAAGCATCTACTGAAGTTGCTACAGCTTTAACTTCACATCCGTTATTTAATTTATAATGTTTTTGTGCATCTTTGTCTTTGGAAAAGCCTACGTTAATCCAGTCAGGCCATTGATTTAAAAATGTTCTAATTTTATTAGCTAACTCCTGGGCTGTATCTAATTTATTAGCTAATATGAGTACTTTTTCTGGTTTAGTTTTAGAAGCAAATTGTAGTTGTTTTGAAATCCATGCTGCTGTAGCTGTTGATACTCCAGCTTGTCTATATTTTTTAGTAATATTTTCATTGTGTTCCTCAAAATTGTTTAACATCATTTCCTGTTCAGGAAAAAGGTTAAAAGGCACATATTTACTTTGGGTGTTATCGTATGTTTCTAAATATGTTCTTATAGCATAAGAGGTGTCTTGGTGACATTTGGCATATTCAAAAATTTGTTCTTGTTGGTTCATACATATAAATATCTACAAATAAACTGTTTAAAAAAGGGTTGGTGAAATAAAAATTAATTACCTAAGTTCTGTAGAAAGGCTAGTTCTTGTGGTGTTAACGACTCCATACCTCTTTTAGAAATTTTATCTAAAATCATATCTACGTCATATTCTTCGTCCTCTGTCGATTCTGGTGCGTCCATAGTTCCTTCAACCCCTGGAATATAGTCTACTGTTGATGTTGACACATCTGTAACAAAATCATCGTCACTTGTACTGATTTCTTCACCTGAAGCTTCTTCATAGTCTTCTTGTTTAAGTTCTTGAACAATTTCTTCTACCATTCTTTTAACTATTTCTTTACCTTCGTCATTGCCTGATAGAATTTTCTTAGCTAAATCAATGAATTCTTCAGCAGGTAAGTTTACAAATTTAAAATAGAAATAATTTTGTAATCTTCTTCTATCTTGTGAGGTAAATAATTCCGGTGGGTAAGCTTCTCTAAATTTTTCCCATATAACAGGACCTAACCTTAAATCCCATACTTCAGCCGGTAAAGTATCCTCCATACCTATTACGTCTTCTGCTGTACTAGGGTCGGAAGGTAATCCGTGAGATGAAACATAATCCATAACTCCTTTATATAACTCATGGACTAAGATAGGGAATAAAGCCCCTTCCGCTTTTATCGTTGGTGGGTCTGTTTCTAAGTCTAATTCTTCTCTTCCGCCTCCTAAATCTTCTCCCTCACCTGCAGCCATTCTCATGTCCATATCAGGCATTATCCAATACATCAAATCATTTACAGACATTAATAAAGAATAAAGATTAACTAGTTCAGGATTTATCTCATCTAATTTATCACGAATTAGATGGTAAAGATATAACGCTTTTTTAGATGACCCTTGAATTATAGAATTTATAAATCTTCTTTTTTGTCTTTCTAGATTAAATTTAT